TAAATCGTTTTGAGTCCGTAGCTCGTAAGAGGGATCGACTGGGAGTATTACTTTTTAGCTTTGAGGAGTCTCCGGATAATCGAGTTAAAATCTCGCTTGACCTCGGTACTTTCTCCCTTGAGCATTTTCTCGATTGTATCACGTGCGATCTTTAATTCCATCTCTTGTCGTCCGTTTAATTTGTGGATAGCTTTAGCATAAAGAGACGTCTTAGTGGGAGCCTTGATCTTTTTCTCTTCTGGGATCTCCGGCTCTTGCTCCTCTGTATCCGGCTCGACTGTCTCGTCCTCATCCTCTGGAGTCTCAACCTCATCCTCGTCTGGAATTTCAACCTCGTCCTCATCCTCTGGATCGACATCAGTCTCCTCCTCGTCTGGAGTTTCGATTTCATCCTCAGTCTCATCGTCCTCGTCAATCACTTTGACAACCTTACGGAAATCATCCATCTCGACTCCGATACCTTTAGCGAGAGTAGCCGCCGCATTAGCTGGGACTGATACCGCTGAAACCTCAAGGAGCTCAGCTGACTTGATTGTATAGTAATCAGTCGATCCGTCTTTTTGCTTATCAAACTCAGTCGGGATAAATCCGACAGATGAGGCATGTAAGAAACCGCCGGCGTATAGATCAAAAATGATTTTAGCTTTCGGATTAGCGTCAACCGCAAACTCCCACGTCTGGAGCATCTTAGATTTTTTACCCTTACCCTCGATCCAGGTCTTAGTCGCTCGAGCGATAACCTCAGTCGCATCGTTATAATTGTGCGAGTTGAGGATGACTGGATTTTTCTTAAAGTGCTTAAGATCCCATCCGTCCTGGAGGATAGTATCGCCGTGACGGTCGACATCTTGAGAGGACGCTACCATTGTAAGCGTGTACTTCTCTTTATTGATCTCCTTGATTTCGACTGGAAATGAGGTGAGTGATTTTTGTCCGGATTTGATTCTAGGCATACGCTTAATAATTTATATCTTTAATAATACCATACGATTATATTTGGCACCTACAATTTATCGTCTCAGCCGCTGATCCTCTTGAGTCGCCGGGATACATCAGACCATTGCTAAAAGGCATCTCGAGCGGTACCTCCTCACCATCCATCTCCAGATGATTAGCGATATCATCTGGATCGTTACCTCGAGTATTAGCGTCAGTGACTGACACCCATATCTTAATCGGGAGATTACCCTGTTTGTATCCCTCCATCGTTCCAAACTGATTAGCGTTATGTACCTCAGTCCGAGCAATCGACGCCGCTCGTCCAGTACTGATACCCTCATACGTTGCCTCGATCCGTCCGATCAGTTGGTCTCGAGTTTCTCCAGCCGCAAAACTTTCCTCGAATTGCTTAGCGAGTTGCTTATGAGTTGTTGTATTGATAGACAGACCAGCATCGTCCAGGCGTTTATCCATCCAGGTTGTAATACTTGCCGTCACGTTGAAAGCAAAAGATGATCCAGCGAGAGCCATAGCCTCATCTCCAGCCTCAGCTAGTAAACTAGCGAGCGTCGGTAAAAATGACGCCTTAGCGAGTTTAGTCTCGAGCTCGATATTAAACGTATCATCAAGGAGAGTCTTAGTCTTAAAACTCTTACGAGTATCAATAGTCTTAATCAGTCGATCACGCTGAGCCTCCATATAAGATTTGACAGTCTCATTAAATCCGACAATCTGACTGTCCTCTTTTTTAGCTTTAGTCTCGCCGTACTTTTTACGCACCGCCTCATCCCGGAGAGGATGGAGGATTTCTTTAGTGGACTTGATTCTCTTTTGAGTATCATCAGCTTTAGCCTTGAGATCAGTACCGAGCGGCATCATGTTAAACGGCACCATGATTACGTCTCCGTCTGGGAGCTCCTCGAAACCATGACGAGCTCGAGCCTCATTGATAGTCATAAAGTAATTTTTAATACCACTCTCAGTCTCTTTAATTTTATCCTCGAGATTTTCTGGAGTAGGATCGACAAACGTCAGACGCTCTCCCTCAGCGACCATAGTACGATCAAGAGCCGTCGCTAGATTTCCGAGTAACGGCTTAATAGTCTCACGTAAAAAGATCCGGATCGCCGCATCCGCATTACTAAACTGGATATCATCAAAAGATCCAAGGAGAGGCTTAGGCACTCCAGTCATAATGATGATATCCTCGAGCGTCATTTTTTTAGCGTCAAGGTAAGACAGCTCGTCCGGAGTGAGACCGGTACGAATGTAATCAGAGTCGCCACCTAAAAAGAGGGGAGTCCCAGCTTTCCGAGCATCAGCGTACTCTTTAGCGTAATCGTCTTTAAGTTGCTGGAGTTGCTCTTGAGTCAGACGAGGAGTCTTAAACTTAAACACTCCCTCGACCTTACCTCCGTTCTCTAGTACTCGAGAATGGTACGCACTGATCTGGACTTCCGTTTGGATTGTCTGGATACCAGACTTAAGGAGCGACCGACCCTGGAGCGGATTAGAGATATCCGGATTAAAGATCATTACGATTTGCTCAGCCTCATATCGGATGGTCCCGTTATTAGTACGGTACTCGTAGTGATCGATATACGAGTTGTCTTTAGCATAAATAGGCTTGACCATATCTGGTCGTAAGAGATGGAGTTTCTTTACTCGAGTCGACTCGAATAACTCACGCCCGATATCCTTGACGATGTACGCCGTACCGATGACGTCGTAATACTTTTGGTAGAGACCCCAAAACTGAGGAGCTGAGTAATAGTCATTAGGAAAATTGAGCACGTCGAGCACTTGATGACCGAGGATCGGCTCACCGAGTTTATCTTTTACGATCCACTCCACCTCTCCCACTTTTTCAGCTCGCTTAGAAATAGCTCGATCAGTATACAAACTGATATCAACAGCCTTGAGATAATCACTAGCACCCCATCGAGTTGACGATGGTAAGTTACCGGAAAGGAGACCGATGTACTTTTGACTGGAAAACATCCCGGCAATATCTTTGAATAAACTCATATACCAAAATAATAGCACGTTAGTCGAGGTACTTGTATATCATTGCTCGGTATTGCTTAGGAAAAAGGGGAGCGTACGCCCAGATCCATATCCGCTTAGAGATCCATCTCGGTCGAGGACGGACGATTTCTGATAACACTGACATCCCCTCGCCTAGACTTGTACGTACCTCCCGGCGTGTATATTGCCGGAGCTTTTTAGCTTTTTTAGTGTTCATAATTTAATTTTAGTAACCGCTTCCAGTGTGGGTTTTAGTGACGGACATATTTCTTCCAGAGTTATATAGTCTCGATCTACTAATTGACCATTAGGCAAGAGCTTTTTAAAGTCTATTGTTTCTTCTTTCATATGTTTACATGATATCACACTCTTAAAAGATATAATCTTCTGCCAGACCTTTCAGTCGTCTTGTCCTAGCTTTCATTTTACAATTTAAATGACAAAATCGAGCTCTTGAATCAAAAGTTTTTGTAGAATATATTTTTTTACAGTGTGCGCATACTCTATCTTTAAAGATTTTATTTTCCCAACATTTTTTGCCGTTTTCTTTATGCCATTCTCTACCCTCTTTAGATTTATGCCATGCCTTAGCTAGTGGACTGATATTAAGCATATGTATTCTTGCTCGGTCTCGTCTTTCCTGAGTCATATGAGCCTTAAGATGATTTGCTGGATTTTTTAGTTCAAGATTTTTTATATCATTATTTAAACTATCACCGTCAATATGGTGAACGTGCATACCTTTAGGAGGTAAACCATTATAATATTCATATACATCACGATGCATTCTCTTAGTACCTCGACTAAAGTACTTTTCTCCATTATGTAGAAGATATCTTTTCCCTTTAAAGTATTGCTCTGGTTTTTTTGACATACCTTATTGTATCATATCCATTGTGTTGTTACCCAGCAAAACCGGCAAACGATTGGGAACGTCCCGATATCACTACATAGCGGCAACAATCCATCAAGTGATTCCATTTATCCTCCGGATTACCAGTCGGGAGCTTATTACGATCGAGTCTCCATTTATAGTTTTGTCGCTCGGTATCGATATTAGAGCTCGACTCGGTATAAAACACCTCGAGACCCTGGAGTAAGTCGATCCCGGCGTTTACTGAGCCTGGACCTTTCATAGCCGGCTCGACGTACCAGCCATCTTGACAGAGCTCCTCGATAGATTTCATCTCAGCACTATCGCCATAAATAAGATCTTGACCAGTCAGACCGAGATCCTCGAAACGCTTACTCAGAGAGTGATTACCGACGTTAGTCAGTCCAGTCTCATACAGCAACTCCTTAAACCAGACTTTATTATTGTGCATCTTAGTAGCGACGAGAGCCGCTGGATCGTTACTAAATCCAAAGTCGAGACCATACGTCACCGGGTACGGGAGAGCATCAAACTCAGCGTCAGAGATGGTACTCCAATTCTTAAAGATACGACCTCGAGCTCCCTCCGATACATACCCTCGGATCATGTTGTAATAATAATCGGGACGAGTTTCTTTATACCGCTCAAAGTTGATGATCGATGACTCATTTACGTTCTGGATATTCTCCTTGTAAGTGGTCGAGATAACTACCGTGTCAGTCAGCTCCGGCTTTTTGACAGCCTCATAAAAACCAGGGAGATCCGGGACGTCGATCAGATTAAAAAACCGCTTGACGATCCAGTGATCTTTTTCTGGAGGATTGAGCATGAGTACGACGATGATATCCGATTTCTTAGTACGGAGGGAGTCATCGAGTTGCATAAAGTCATCCTCAGCAATCTCGTCAGCCTCCTCGATGACGACGACGTTATAGTTAGAGAGAGACTTGAGCTTACTCTTTTGATCGCTGGATGATTTTCTAAAACCGATCCCGACGACTTTATTTTTCTTATAGCTAAAACCAATCGGAGATCCATGCTGAGTATAATCCTCGAGCTGATCAGATCCGTCCTCCTCGATCCGGTCGAGTGTATCTTGAAATATAGAATTTTTAATATCCCCATAAATAAACCGCATCATCGCACACCGGAAATACTTAGTCGTATCAAACAGACCAGTCTTAATCAGCTGAGATCCAGCGGTTGATCGACCAGCTGATCGAGCTCCGAATAACACAAAATACCGGACTCCCGGCGGTCGTATAAATAAATCCTTGTAATGATGGTTAACTTTTTGCATCGTCAGTATCAGTTACCTCCTCAGCCTCGATGACGTGCACCTTAGTCGGATCAATCGGGACCGGCTCTTTTTGATCTGGATTACTAAAGTCCATAAAGATGATCCCGTTATTATTCTCGACCAGAGCACCACCTCCGATCCCTAGCTTACCGAGACGAGTTTGCTTATGCTCTTTTTTCTCGAGGTACTCTTTAGACGTCTGGACAGATCCCCGGACTTTAATCGACATCGCTAGATTGCGACGAGCGTGATATCCGAGCTCCTCCTTACAATGATCGATCACGTCCTTAAAGTGGGGATGTTTGTCAATAAAGTTCTGGAGCTGAGAGATACTGATACCAGCAAAATAGCAAGCCTCTTTTTTACTACAGTCCATCCGGAAAGCGTCGATCAGTTTCTCGACTTTGTATTTATTAGCCCACCATCCGCCGGGAGTATTAAGAATAGGCACCGGCTCCGGGAGCTTACTGTCCTCGATCTGATACGCATAATAAGCCGGACGTCCGTACGTTGTCATCCCACCGGGAGCGAGCGGCGTACTATTATGACGCCGCTTTTTATAAGGGACGATCGGCTCACCATTTATGATTTTCGGCTTTCGACCGCTATATCCTTTCTTACTCATACAATCATATTATCACATAACAAAAAGAGCTCGGAGTTAAGTACTGGACTGAGACCGATCGGGAGCGACCCTTTCGTCATTTATGGTGATACACCGCCCATCATTTGACCAGACGGATAGTATCAACTTAAGATCAATCGTTTAACGGACTGACTCAGTTCGCCTCAGTGATATCTCCAGTACTTAACTCCGAGCTCTTACTCGGAGGCTTTTATTGTATCAAGGATCTGACCCCACTCATTACTCTCCTCCTCGGTTATTGAGTCCATTACTTTTTGACGTAATAACCTCGCAACCGTCCCAGCCCCTCGAATACCTGGAGGACCTCAGTCTTAGTAACACCACTCCGAGACATCCCAGCAACCAGGACAGCAACACCATCGTCAGTCAGACCAGTCTCTCGCATCGCCTGGAGATTCTTATCGATCGCAATGATCGACGCCGCTAGTACCTCCGGAGTCTCCGGATTAGTAGCATCCTTTACGACCTTGAGATTATTGACTCGTTTTTTTATAGCCATAGATTAGATTTTAACAGATTTGATAAACCTCTCCATCACGTCAGCGATTACGTTTACCGTGACAGCATTACCGCACATCTTGTACCGCTGAGTATCACTCGCTCCCTCAGTCCAGCCATCTGGAAACGCCTGGAGTCTCTCGCACTCGGTTGGAGTTAGTCGGCGGATTTGTAAGTCCTCAAGTGTCATTGGTTTATGTCCTGTACTAAGAGCGTGCGACTTCCCTGTTGGGTAGGTAACGTGAGTGCCCTGGATAGAGCTTTTCTTTTTATCATTACGTGCTAGATGAAAACCATCTTTTGTCTGTCTTACATAGCTTCCCCTGTGTTTGTCGTTTCCCGCTTGCAAGCAGTATGCAAGGTCGTTCCCTTGTGGAGCCTTCCCATTATTGAGGCTGTCGCTTTCTCCGAAAGGAAATACCTCTGGTCTGGTGACTCCTCTAAGATGTCCGACAATGATGACTCGCTCCCTGTTTTGAGGGACTCCGTGATTTTTGCTGTTAAGCACTTGCCATTGACAGTCATACCCCAGCTCATCAAGCGCGGCGATGATTGTTCTAAAGGTCTCCCCTTGGTCGTGAGATAGTAGCCCTTTGACGTTCTCAAAAAGTAAATAAGATGGGAGCTTTTGTTTAATGATCCGAGCGAGCTCAAAAAAGAGCGTACCTCGGGTATCATCGAACCCTCGTCTTTTTCCGGCGATGCTGAAAGCCTGGCAAGGAAAGCCCCCGACAAGTAAGTCAAAGTCCGGGAGAGCTCCCTCATCGATTGTAGTGATATCTCCATAATTTTTGTGATCCTTAAAGTGTTTTTGATAAGTTTCGGCGGCGTATTTATCAATCTCGGAGAAACCAACACATAATGGTCTCGAGTCAGACTGGTCGTCACGGCGTTTACTAGCTGATCGTTTCGAGGTACTAGCTTTTTCCCTCGCCTGGGACAGTAATCCTTTCCGACCGTCTCCCGGCGTATTCTTTTTGCCTCCTCCGTTCTGACCTCCGTTAGCATGACGTACGATTTCATAAGCTCGCTCAATACCTAGCTCAAAACCTCCGATCCCAGAGAATGTACTAAAGTATCTCATATCTTTATATCCAGTAATTTACAGATCATCGCTTGAGCTCGCATATCTTGATCCTTGAGATCATACCCGTAACTCCAGAGAGTGATCAGCTCAATAATGTCAGAGCTGACAATAGCTTTAGTCCGATCGCCTGGGACATAGCTCGCCGTTACAGCTGACGGATTGACTCGACCGATAGCGTCCAGGATATGCTCGAGAGCATACTGACCGTTAGTCGCCATCTCTCCGGAGAGAGTAGCCTCTAGCTTAGCTCGGATCTTACTTTCCATTTTGCTCAGTCATTTTAAGATCGATCATCGCCTCAGTGAGAGCAACGTAATCAGAGATCCGCATCGATTTCATGTTGATATCCATCTGGACAGTAACAAACTTTTGCAACTCTCCAGCCGCATCCTCTTGGACCTTGTACGCCTCGAATACCTCCGGATGACGATCTTGTAAAATCTTAGCCGCCTGGTTATCACTTGCTCCGAGTAAAAAGACCTCATCCCATAAGACCTTACGCTTGACGGTAATCTCTTTACCCTCTCGCTCAAACGTCTCCTCCACATGATTAAAGCGATCTTGAGCGGTCCGGAGGATCTCACTCGCTGTCGCCTCAGCTGTCCGTACTTTATCTGTTAACGTGTGCAATTCCTTGATTGTATCTCTTGTTATTTTCATATGACTATATGATATCACACTCAAAACAAAACACACTCCGGAGAGTGTGCATTAGTTATCGTCGCCAAACGATCCGATCAGTTGTTTTACCGAGATGCGGATCAAGCACTACCTCGACTCGATCTCCGACGAGGAGTTGTATCCTTGCCCGTTTCATTTTCCCGGCTAGATGAGCTATCGAGATCGGATCCTCCCTCAGTGTCTGGTCCTCCAGCTGGATCTTGTACATCCCCTGGGGCATTTGCTCCAGTATCCTCGCCGTCGGATTGTTCGTCATTTTCCTCATTATCGTAATCCTTATCACTTGTAATCACCGCTCCACTCATAGCCATTTTATAAGGGAGTCGTCCTTTCGCTCGGTTACTAAAGTCAACCGCAAAATCGTCAGCTGTCTCATTAAACCGGAGAGAGATAAAGACATCAGTGTAAAGGACCATAAACCGATTGACGACAGTCGTCTCAGTAAAGACATCTCCCTCGTCAGTCTTGAGAGCTTTCTGTTTTGACTCCTCGACAGTATTGATATGACCTCCGACCACTCCGATCGTTTTGTTTGATCGCATCACTCGGATCATTGCCTCGATATCAGTGTCGGTAGTAATCACATCCTCATCAGTAAGGAGGAGTTTATAATTACTCTTACTCCGAGAGACCAGCTCATTAAAGGCTCGTCCCAGTGACGCCTTGTAAGCGATATGATGTACGACGATACGATTAACGCCATCAACCTCAGCCCGGAGAGATTTGTAATACGATCGGTCGATACTTTCAGCTGAGTCAGCGATTGTGATTTTAGCCGTCGGGTATAGATCAAGGACTGACCGGATGACTCGCTCGAGTCCAGGTCGATTATCATAAGTGCTGATCAGAAAGTCGATCTCAGAGAGTCGTACTGGATTTGTATCTTTTTTCATAAAAATATAATACCACGATTACCCCAGTCGGTTGATGACTTTCTTATAAACGTCTTTATCGGTTGCGAGTAACTCGACTAAGACATCGAGTATATCTTGTCGGTTGACGTTACGCTTAGTCTCATCAGAGATCTCAATTTGAGACCGTCCTAGATCAGACGCTCGGTCCGGATCGATTGAGTACGTTCGCCGCTTTCTTTTAATTTCTGTATTCATATCACTGAGTATAACTTATTAGTATCATATCATACTATCATACGTGTGTATAACTAGAGGGTAAGAAAGCTCCAAGGAGTAACTAAAGTAAAGAGACCAGCCTTAGCCGGTCCCTAGATATTAGATCACCTCCTCTCTACCGGGGATCACAATAGCGACACCCATAAACAAAGATCGAATGGTGAGGACATCCGAACATCATGTCCGGTCTCACCGCCGGCTCCGTCCTCTGACTCGGTACCGCATCAAGATCGAGCGTATATTGCTCAGCTTGTCGAAACCTCTCATCGAGAGGGAGTAGCCTCTGTACATTTTTATCAAACATCTCACTCCTCCTGGTTGCTGTCTATTCTCATAGTACCACACGCTTAATCCCGACAGAGTGTGAGGATCCCCAGTCGCTGAAAATAGCCTTATTTATCAACAAACGAGATGTAACAGTTGTAACGGTTTGTAACGGTCACTATAGTCGACTACTGTTACAAGATTCAGCCTTATAAATAAGGTTAGAATCACTTTTGTAACAGTTGTAACAGTCTATTTTAATAAATAAATATATATATAATAAATAGGTATACAGTGCTGGAGCGTAGTATAAAAAATAACCGTTACAACTTTTGCCGTTACAAATCTCAATACACGGCTCTAAATAAGGCTATAATCTTGTAACGCATACTAAAAACTAAAAACGGTTTTACTTTTTTTACTGTTACAGCCTTATTTATAAAGCTATTATTGATGTTACAACCTCCAGATTTGACAAAATAAAAAGCCGTGTCCACTCAATACACGGCTCTAAATAAGGCTATAATCTTGTAACGCATACTACAAAACGACACATATAAAGAAAATACCCTTATAAATAAGGGTATAATCATCATTAGAACTCTTTTTCTCCAATTTCCAGCGGCTTATCAGCCCATCGTCCCTTATATCGACGCTTAGTGTCGTCGGAAAATATCCATCTCCGAGCGACTTTTTCTTTCAATTCTCCCAGTCTGACCGTTTTTGACTCCATACCCATCTTGCGGAGCGTCCGACCGATCTCCCACTCGATATTTTTATCCATGATCGGCGTCGCTCGATGTTCATGGATCTCAGCGATAGCTCCGATAAATACCTCCTTAACAGTGATCCCATCTCGACGCTTAGTCATCGATAATCCCAGGTACCAGTCCTCAATATCCTCCATATGAGTCTCAGCGGCGGTCCTTGATTCCTGGAGCTCATCGAGATCATCCTTTGGATACTCCCAGGTCGTCTCCTTAAGGACCTCGACTCTATGATAAGCCTCAGCATACAGCTGATCTCTATTCTCAGTAATCCAGTCGACGTCAGCCTCTTTAGTGAGCTTGACCGGGAGCCATCGACGATTACCCGTCTCGTCCTTGAGATAGTCAGTATCATTAGTCGTCATCGCAAAAACACATCCTCGCTTTATAGTGTCTGGAGTCCGAGCGTATGGAGTCCGATATTGATCCTCTGTCTTAGTGATCAGAGCTTTCACTTGCCGGACGCCGGCTCGACTGAGGATATCTCCCTCACTAAACTCGACAATCGTATTACGTGCGAGTACCTGGAAAAAGTCCTTATCACTCGAGTAAGTGGTCTCGACGTGCCATGGATCCCCCAGAGCTCGGAGACTCGATGACTTTCTAGTCCCTTGACCTCCCTCGAGTACCAGCACCTCATCAAACTGACAGCCGGGATAGAGCACTCGCTTGACTAGACCTTTCATCCAGTTACTCCCGATCGACGCATACAGTTTATCGACTGGAGCTCCAAACGCATCATTTAACCAGGTATCAAGTCGAGGCTTTTTATCCCAGACAAGCTCTCGGATATAATCTTGAGGAGGATTAACTCGGACGTTACGACTGATAGCGAGCATGGCATTAGTGACCATATCTCTCGAGACCTTAGCGAGAAAATGATAATCACTAGACATCCATCGCTGGAGATTATAAATATCTCCGTCAGTCATATCCGACCAGTTACCCTCGGGATCGAGTACCTCGGTCGAGTGTGAGAAATCATTAAATCTGAGCTTACCTTTATACTCATCGCTCTCGAGTAATCGACAGACGTTCTCCATTATTAAAAGTGGGTACTCATTTTTACCGCCGGACATTACATAATCCGGAGCCGCTGGATCTGCTACTGGATCAAGTCCCATCGCGATCAGCTCCTCGTTACTTTGTTTTAGCTCCTCCTTGTTTACTTTATTATCCATAAGTGTTTACAAGTTGTTTACAAGTCATTGCTCAGTATGATATCATATATAACGATGACTACAAAATTAACAGGGGATAAACGACAACAGATAGAGCATCACGAGGCTGAGAAACGCCGGGAGATTATCTGGAGCCTTAAAGCTCAAGGGCATAGCAATGCAATGATCGGACGGATCTTTAATATAACCAGAGTCCGAGTCGGAGTAATTGTCAAAAGTATCCCGGCTAACTATAAGTCGCCATGGATCAAGATACGACAATAAGCGTAGAGATCGACGGGAGCTGGTACGAGATACCAAACTACCGTCCGGAGACGCTCGGACTCACTAAAGCCCTGGAGCTTTTTGAGGACAGTATCCCGGATATAAAAGAGGCGTGTCAGCTCAATATCCTACACATAATGAGAGACAATCCTAAGATCGAGCCCTCTGGAGATGAGACGCTCGACTGGGTACTGCAGGGACTTAGAGAGGAGCGGATAAAATCAGCCGTCGAGCACTATCAAAAGACGCTCAAGCGGATAAAATCGAGAGAGGACGCTCGGCGTAATCCGCACCGGACCAGTATCACTGACGAGATGATCGAGGCGGCGAGGGAGTATCCGATCAGTGATATGTATGACGGACACTTACGAGGCGGCGAGGATCGGAGACGTTTCGGGATCTGTCCATTTCACTCGGAGTCGACTGGATCATTTTGTATCCATCCCGACAATCGCTGGAGTTGCTTTGGAGCTTGTAATGAGCATGGTGACTCGATCTCGTACTATCAAAAAATTAACAGTGTCTCCTTTCCGGAGGCGGTAAAAGCAATGCAATAACTACTATGACTCAAGATACAGCTCTCGATATACTAAAAAATACAAACGATAACGTCTTTTTGACCGGAGCTCCCGGGACCGGTAAGTCGTACCTTATAAATAAATACGTCGCCTGGAGTGAGGATAACGGGGAGCTCCCGGTAATGACCGCCTCGACTGGGATAGCGGCATTAAATGTAAACGGACGGACGCTCCATAGCTGGGGAGGACTCCGTAACGATCAGCCGCTCTCGGACCAGGACGTCGACGATATCCTCGATGGATACTCATACACGAATTACGTCGAGACTGAGACACTGATCATCGACGAGATATCGATGGTCTCATCATCACTGATCGAGAGCCTCAATAGGATCGCAAAAAGAGCTCGAGGACGTAATCAGTTTATGGGAGGGATCCGAGTCATTGTCGTCGGAGACTTTTACCAGCTCCCTCCAGTCAAGGGACGATTTGCTTTCGAGTCTGAGGACTGGGACGAGGGAGATTTTACCGTTGCTTATCTGACTGAGCAAAAGCGACAGACTGAGCTGGTCTTTACTGAGATCCTCCAGAACATCCGAGCGGGATTCCTTACGGAACCCCAAAAGGATATCATCCGGTCTCGCATTATTAAAGACGCTGACGAGGTTGAAAATCCAAAGATCCGACTCGATACGCATAATAAAAAGGTCGATCTCATCAATAATCGACAGCTTGAGCGGCTCAAGACGCCTCCTCAGACGTACGTTATGCAAAAAGAGGGAAAGTATCCAGACGCCATCGAGAAACTCATTAAAAACTGTCTCAGCCCGGAGAGACTGATACTTAAAGTCGGTACTCCGGTCCTCTTTACTCGTAATGATAGCGAGCTCCGATGGGTAAACGGTACGCAAGGGATCATCATCGAGCTCAAGAGTCACTCGGTAATAGTCGAGCTGACAAACGGTCTCAAGTATGAGGTTGATCCGATGACCTGGGAGGCGTCCAGTGGGTACGGTAAAAATCGTAAGATCTATGCTGAGATCAGTCAGCTCCCTCTCAAGCTCGCCTGGGCGATCACGATCCATAAGTCTCAAGGGATGACCCTGGACCGAGCGATCGTCGACGTCTCGCACGCTTTCGCTGAGGGACAGGCGTACGTCGCTGTCTCTCGAGTGAGGACGCTGGAGGGATTGCATTTCCAGGGATTCTTGAGTCAAGGATTTTTTAGAGTGAGTAAAAAAGTGATTGCTTATGACAAAACGATCAAGCCATAAGACCGAGCTCCATAAACGATATCGAGACTACCTCCATAAGTTTAAGCTGGGAGTCGATTTTACCGTCGACGAGACGACCTGGATCCCTAAAAAAAAACTCAAACAGCTCGCACTCTCGCAAGGCTACAGTCTCAAGGAGATCGGGACGGCACTTAGAGCCCTGGAGGATGACGTCGATATCGCTTTAGTATGGCACTCAAAAGATCGGACCGAGTACGTCTGTCGAGTACCGATGACAGCTAAAGAGAGACGACAGCGTGAGGAGGACGTCGCCTGGTTCGATAGCCTCCCGGGATAGTATATAATTAACATTATGATAATCGGAGATCGAATACGCCGGACGCTTCCTGGAGGAGACGTCGACATTAAAGTTATAGAGACGCAAGCTCAGCTCGATTACTATCGATCACTCGAGCCGGAGGTAAAGATCGAGATCCTCCCAGCAATACCAGACGACGGCGTTTGTGTCGCTTGCGAGGGATAAAGAAAAGTAAAAATCCACTCTTTAAATCGCTAATTCTAGCCATTTAAATACAAAAAAACGTCGAAATAGCCTTAGAATACGTCAAAAAGACTATTTTAAATACTAAAAATCCCAGTATTTAAACTGGGATTTTTACTTTACAATCAGCGTATTAAAACGCTTTGTCCGGATTAGCCGGCTCACTCGCATCGTCCTCATCTCCCTCAGACTCAAACGGTAGCTCAGCATCATCCTCGACCTCCTCTCCATCTGTAAAGGCGATCGATGCTTGCTCCTCGTCGTACTTAGCGATCGTCTCTGACAGCTCGTCAGACTGATCTAGTACGCTCGCAAGCTCCTCATCTGTACACGGACGTCCCATCTCAAACGTCATCGTGTAAAAGTCCTTAGCTCCTTTCTCCAGGACTCCAGCGAGGATAGTTTTACGCATAAATATCCCTCCCTCTTTATCGAGTTTCTGGAGATAATCGTAAAAGCTATCCAGTTTCGGATCTCGAGTCTTAGACCCTAGAGCCGCTCCCTTGACGATCAATAGAGCAAGCTCTCCGTCGGGTAGTAAGATGTATACCTCTTGGACAGTCCGGAGATTCTCGAATTGCTCTCGCATCTCTCGAGCTGGTCCTTTAGCGATCATCTTATTATCACTCCAAATCACTACAGTATGAGTCGGATGACCATGCTGAGATGATGACATCACTTGGAAACCTTGCGAGTCTCGAGCGATCAGTCGTCGTCGGATCTTTACAAACGTGACCTCGATCGGAGATCCTAGATCCTCCGTTTCCGGACGAGCGTCAGAGTCCTTACCGACCATGATCATCTTACGATAATTGACCGGCGGTCGTTTCATTGTGTCCGTACCCTCGACCTCTACAGCGTCAGCGTTTCCGTTTAACGCTACTCGGTTTAATACTGGGAGCCGTGTGCCTCCAGCTTGTACTCCGGATTGCTCCTTGAGTCGAGCGAGTTGCTCCTCAGATAGTCCGGGAGCTTTTTTAGTAGCTGGAGCCTTTTTGGTCGTTGCTTTTGTTGTTGGTGTATTTGACATATAGTCGATTATTTTAACAGTTTTATTAACGATAGAGACTATGCTCGATCGACGACTGGGGAGGATATAGTGCCTTAGAATCTTGTTAGATCCGTAAGGTCCTCTCTATCCTTTTGATCCCCAGTTGTCGACCGACCATCCTCTGTCACTTAGTATGATATCACATAATCATATGATATCAAGTATGTATTTATCCCCAGATATCATCCCTCTCATTAACTTTTTTTCCAGTCTGTTTAATTCTTTATTACTAACGACGGGCGTTTTTAAAAGTGATTGCAATTTTTTGATATATTGTATTCTGTTTAATTCTTTATTAACTTTTTTCTCTAGTTTTTCTATTGTCATAAAGTATCAATATAATCCGACGCTTTCTCGTACGCCGCAATAAAGCGAGCCTGGATCTTGAGGATCTCGAGAGCTGTTATCTCGACCGTCAGCACCCTCCTCTCTCCAGTGAGATAGATCCCGGCGTCCTCATCGTTAGCGGTCTCCAGGGAGATAAGGAGAGCTCGAGTCGGAGCCTTACCAGTGACAGACTTACGGAGTAAAGCGTACGTCCGGAGCTGACCATGATCGTTAGCCTGTTGCTGGGACCATAAAAGTCTACCTGTTTTATATTCCAGAATGATATCACCTCCTCCAGCAATATCATCAAGAGTCCCTACAATTTCAAAAGAACAGCTTTTACCACCCTTTTTATATTTAATGGTGGCGACAATAGTCTCCTCTGGACTTTCTCCTTTCGGTACGCCTTTTAACTTTAGTTTTCCTCGCTCAATCATGTTATGGACGTGCGTACCAAAAGCCATAGCTGGACTCTCACGTTTATCCATTACGCCAGTCGCGCGTTTATACCAAGTGGCGACGTTACTCTCGATAGCAATCAGGTCCGACCAGCTTATTGCCTGGACTCCGTTGTATCGGGGATGTGGGGGTAGGTTAGACATATTGTTTTTTAGAATTACGAACTCTTTGTTTTGAGTGAAGACTGGCATGATACGACTGATTCATTAACTCAAGATTTTCGATACGGTTGTCAGAATTATCTCCATTTATATGATGTACAATCTCAGTCTTTAAAAGCTTACGCCCGAGATGTTTGCTCATTATTAAACGGTGACTTAAATCATATTTTTTACCAGACTCATCTCTAGCTGAGACTTTAATTCTCTCAAGTGAATAGCCATCACTTCTTTTAACTTTGCCACCCTTCCAGTTAGAATTTTTATTACCAGTCCGGCTTTTGCCACGACAAGAGTATGAACAAAAATTGCTTGACTCTTTTCTATATAGAGCCACTTTATAAGCTTTATCACAAAGTTTACATTTCTTGTTAATCATACTATTTCAATCCCAGCCGAATAAACTTAGCCATCTTCAGAGCATTAGCCCGGGATCCGATCCGTCTCATCTCTGATCGAGTTGCACAATGACGACGCCATCCGTTCATATATCGACGATGATCTCGAGACTTGATCAGATCTCTTTTACGTTGCTCCGGAGAGCGTAATGCTCGTCGGATCCGTTCCATTAGCGTCAGTCGCTTTTTTGATTTTTGCATACAGTTTTAATTCCTAGCTCGTTTCTCATAAATAAACTCCACACCCGGGACTTCAATACCCTCACGATAATCAGCTCGGAGCTGAGTTGCGTTTACCATTAGATACTGCTCGGGGATCAGTTTAACATCGATGACTTTTACGACCAGTACCGACGTCATCCCACCTTTTGCGTCCGGAGCTTTTTGCTCAATATCAGCGAGCTTACCGACAGCCGTGTCCTCTCTCATCGTTCCTTTTTCTACTCGCTTAGCGATACGCTCCTCCTCGATCTTAGCCTTTTTAGCCTCAGCATCGATCCACATCTGACGTCGCTTTTTAAGATCGTTACTGACCTCAGTGACTTGAGTCTTAAACGGTCGAAACATATCCCGGATCTTTTTGAGTGAGTCATTGATCGGCTTAGTGATCGCTTTTTCTTGTTTGTCGATATTCTTAAGGAGAGCTCCGACCTTTTTCCCGATCTCTTGAGTCGCATTATACTCCTCTTGATTAGTAATGACAGCCGGGAGACTAGCGATAGCCTCGCTCATCTTACCGACTTGATCCTTGACCTCTGTTATTTGTTTTTTAGTTTCCATAAAAAATTATTGTTATCTCTGTTACTCCAGTATGATATCATACTATCGTATACGCCGTCCACTTTTATACACACTCTTGATCTCATTACTTTGCTGGACTCCGTTCTGAGCCTCCAGGCGTCGATATAGATCAGCATGAGCGTCGCAAGCCGTGACGTACACCTTTACGCCCTGGACCACCTTACCGTCTTTATTACAGATCAAGCATCGCATAAATGAGATATATCCTTTACCGACCTCGCCAAAATATAAACGCCTCCCAGAGCCTCGATCCGCTTTTGATGGATCGCCTGGTCCGGGGATTGTTTACCGACCTTACTCTTGACCTCGATCTCGAGATGGATACCGCCCTGGAGCACTCCGAGGATATCAGCGATCCCTTTCTTACTCTGAGAGCTCGCACGATAGCCTCCTTGACCGCCGTACATCTTAGGATCCCAGGTCCCTCCGTTATTCTGTCTCCAGCAATAGACTCCCTTGCTCTGGAGCTGTTTGATTATTTTCGTCTGGATCTGACTCTCTCCCATAGTATTTATTATATAGATTGCTGATAACTTTCGCTCGCTCCGGATCTTTATTACAGTACCGATGATGAGCTTTACGCTTACGATACTCCAGGATCTCATCCCTCGAGAGATGATGGATACAGTTACACATTTTATCTCCCTCCTCAAAGACTGGATGGATCCCGGACATCTCGTCAGCCTCTGGATAATTGCCTGGTCGATTTTTCCAGTCGAGGTACCCGACGTCTTTAGGTTTGCTCGCTCGAGTCGCTTTTTTCTTATAGTAAACGTCGTCGTCCCGGACCGAGCTGGAGATCTGAGGATGACGATGGATGGTCTCGATGACCTTATCAAAACGATCCATCGTATACCAGCTCATCGACTGAGCTCGAGTCTCGATAGCCGTATGAGTAATCGGACCATGCTCGATTATATGTTTGACGATCGCCGTAACGATCTGAGTCTTTGTAAATTGTATCGCCATAATTAGAGAGGAGGGGAGCCGATACAGTATCAGCTCCCTTGACTCTTTAATTGTGTAAAGGACTTGTCTTACTGACCGTCCTCGCTTGAGGTATCAGCGTCATCTCCCTCGAGGAGAGGATGATCTTTACCTAGTTTTACCACGTCTCCAGCTCGTACCGGAGTACCATCTGGGAGATCTGGAAACTCGTCGCCCTCTCTGACTGTATAGTCGACCATCTGATCGAGCTCAGCTTGCTCCTCTGGAGTCGGAGCGGTTGCCGCATCATCCTCAGCGTCAGCCGGCTCTCCACTGGTCGTCACGTCGTCAGCACTTGGAGCCTGGACTTGAGTGTCAGCTGGTACAGCCGTACTCGTCGGAGTTGCCTCGTCGCCTTGCTCAGCTAGAGCCGCCTCTTTTGCTTTGTCGACTCCTCCAGCCGCTACACCTTGACCGGTTGTCGGTCCCTCAGTATTTAGATCTGTCATATAGCTATATGATTATTTTAGTAAAGCGATGACTAGCACCGCTCTCGATCCCCGGGAGTCTCCACCCTCCAGAGACCGGGAGCGAGGTTACTCGCTTTTACAGTGACACTTGAGCGATCCGACCATACTCATCATTTGACCAGAATCCGGATCTCTCTCATCGACCGATATCTCTCCAGCCCCTCGACAGTCCTCGCACCGTTCCACGATCATACCTTCGACAGTGCTCTCGACGTTACCGCTGTTTATATGTTTTTTGACCGGCATTGTCACATCTCCCTCACTGATCTCGTCAGCGATTTGATATAGAGCCTCAGCTATATCAGTCTCGTCAGTTGATTCGATATCGATTTTAATTTTATATACTTTTTCCATCATACTCTCGTAAGGCTTAGCTCCATTAAATCGCAATCAGCAAGGTCCTCTCCGTTGTACTCAGTGGCGGTAAATCCAACACTGACCGATCCCTCTCCTTTATAGTAATCTAGTAAAATGCTCAAGTGATACGTGCTCCACTTGAGGAGCGAGTGATACCAGCTCGGATGAGCATACTTAGCGAGCTCATAAATAATCTCCGTTCTATTTGTTGTTATCTCTTTTTTGTTAGCCATAATTTATATTAACATGCTAGTACGATATCGTATAGCATATCTGGGGATAGCATGATATTATAAATAGGTGAGGAGGTTGTTAGCCCTCACACTTTATCGCTCTACGTTGTAAAACAAGAGCACTCGAGCGGATCCGTTATCTCTTTTTTTACCGAGGATCCGATCAGCTGACAAAAAAGCCCCCAGAGATGGAGGCTTTTTTGTTTGTGCCGTTGCTTATTTATATTTTGCTTTGGCGTACCAGTACGGGATCTGAGTCGCAAGGAAAGCGACCACCGCCTCACCATAGACCGCAATCTCATCGACTGGGAGCTCACCTCCATCAGCCCAGTTGATAGCTACCACACCGATAAATGACGCCGTACCAGCAAAAAATCGGAGGATAGTATTCTTATTTTCAGAGAAACGGATCCGATTAGCTGACTTGACTAGCTGAGTGAGCATCGACACGATAATCGGGACGAGCAATAATATAAGTGATTCCATAATTATTTACTTAATAGATTTTTAATACCGCTTACAAACGACTCGACGACGAGCGGCTTGTAATCAGTGATCTCGTAATGAGCGTACACTGGTAACTCATGGATCTTTTTCATCCGCATGAGCTGGACAGCGAGATCGATCTGACCCTCAGTCGGCTCAGTGGTGACAGTGAGACCCTCGTAACAGATACCGTAAGCGTACCAGTTAGGCTCTCCGGACTCGATCTGTTCGTTAGGACCTCCAAAGATTTTCTCTAGTCCGGGGAGCGGATTACTCAGACGTCCAGCGTGCCACGCCGCTTTATCTTTAGGTACAAACTCGACGACATACTTAGCGTGTCGAGGGATGTACCAGTGATACGATCCAGACGCCGTACCGTTGATAATTTCGTTAACAGTACCAACCTCAGTACCGAGATCGATATGTCCGACGATTGCATTTTCCGCAATCAGTGGAGCATTATGTCGCTTTTTAGTATGCTGGATCTTGATATCCACCTCATAAATTGTATGACCCTTGTACGCCTGGAGTCCGATCAGCTGAGTGAGTAGCTTGATGATGAGCTTAAGCTGAGCAATCTTAAACGTGAGCGTCTTATTACGCCGCTGGTATACCGCATCAGCAAGATGATCAGAGATCTTATCCCAGACCTCATCGTATTTATAATTCTCATCTTTCCAGTACCGCTGACTATGTACGATATCAGTATCAAAGTCCTGGACTCCGAGTACAACCTCGAGAGAGACGCCAGTATTTTCTTTAATAAACTCATCGACAAAGTGGAGGACCTCATGCTCTCCAGTATCTTTAGCATAACGCTGACGAGTGACTCCGACGTGATACGTGTTAAAGATCCGACCGAGCTTAAAGCCCTTGAGTCGATACTGACCTTGCTCGTAATTATCCTCACCGACAAAAAACTTAACTCCGTCGACGTTAGTACCATGCTCTCTCCAGATCCTTTCTGTCTGAGTAAAGACATACGCATCAGAGAAAAACTTACGACCTCGACGATCAGTCCACTCAATCTTACTAGCGTCAAAACCCTCGACCGTAAAGATACAAGAGTGAGTCCTTTCCATCTCAGCCATAAACGAATCGATCCGACGTTTCCAGGACCGATCAGACTTATCGACGAGACAATAATAGTGTATAGGATTTGCTTTCATACCTATATGATAGCACACTAGATACCAGAGTTACGGATACGCTCATCGAGTCGGATCAGTGTCTCCTCCATCCGTTGCATGTCCTCCTTACGAGCGACGTCTTTAAGTGTTTGAGTATTACTCTCGATCCGTTGCTCGAGGAGAGCGGCGTCTGATTGAGTAAAGCGATCTCCCGATGATGCAAACTCTCGCAAGCCATCGACATCAGACCGGATACCAGTGATAAAAATAGTAAACGCAATCGCTGACGTAATCAGAGTAATCCCGTAAATAGTGAGGATCTGTAAAGCGGCGAGCTTGAGCTCTTTTTTAATATCAGACTGGATCTCATCTCGGAGACCACCATCCTCGTTAAACGCCTCGATGACTTTCATTTTGACGTCCTCTTTAGTGCACATATTACCCATAGTATATCAGCTTAATAAAACTCAGTTACGATCATAACCCCAGGACCTCCGTTTCGACCATTCATACTGCTAGGCTGACTATCTTGACCAGTACCCGGACCTCCGTATCCATAACCTCCTGGCGTATCTCCGTTTTTATATCAGATTTAATCTCAGCCCGGAGACCATCCTCGGCATTAAAAGCCTCAAAAATCATGTTTTTGATTTGTAGCTCGCTGAAGGTGGAGGTGGTTTTTTCGGTCATGATATTTTACTGACTTATTGAGATAAGAAGATTAGTCGTAGAAAGAGCAACACCAACTCTTGTAGCAGTCACTGCTGCTGGAGCTGGAGTTACAATCGCCCCGCGACCTACTTTATCTAGGTAGTAAATTGCACCGGGAGTAAGTCCTGAAAAATTACTAACTACGTTACCAGTCTGCAAAGACACATTTTCACCATTAGATATTACTGGCTTTATTTCACAAGCGATACGCGTATATCTCACAGTGGAGCTTGTCGACATACTAATTGACGTTGTTACTTGACCAGCCACTTCATCTGTTTCTCCCCAGACAAGACCTGAGGAGGGGCTAGATAAGCTAGTAAATCTAGCATCTAATACTGGTGCGTTTGCAGAACATACAGCAGCAAATAATCGAGAGGCTGTGTTTTCTTTGGTTATGCTTGCACCAGTTACGGCTTTTCCTCCTATAGGACTTGTTTGATTGACATTTTCTAAAATAGAAACACAAAATACATCTCCAGATGAATAACTACTTCTACTAAGAGACAAATTGAATGTTTGACTAGTTTCTGAGTCCCCAATAGGAATCACATGAAAAGCTCCAGTGGTATTATCGTCAAAATCAGATAAATCATCAATCGAAGAAATACTATTCCAACTCGGACCCGATAGAGCGCCTGCGGTGTAGCTATTAATTAAAATAACTCTGTTTAATCCAGCGGGAGCGACTAAATCAACCATAGAGGATGCACCTCCAGCCTGCGTTCTGGTCGTGCCAATTTGATTTATATATTCTGGAGTAACGTCAGAATATACAAAGCCGACTGGGACAATATCTTCTAAAGAAGTGGCTCTAGTCATTATCCCATCACTTCCTAAAATAACCGCCTGGGGTACAGTCAAAGATGAAAAGTCGTCTAGAGTAGGATACATACCTCCAATCTGTAAAAAATCTCGATTTAATCGTCCATCCGCCTCCAACACAGGAACCCGCCCCTCATCATTAGCTGGAGTAGCGTTACGGTCAGCTTCTTGAATGAAGTCAGAGGCTTCAATAGTTGCATCTGGTTGTTGTGGTTTTGCCATATGATTTTATTATACTATACCGCTCCAGTAATCCGACATACAACCGTATGATCCTCGCCGGTTGTTTTGACTAGAGGAGTCGCAAACACTAGATGATTAAATAACTGACCCGACCCGACAGCTGTATTACCATCGACAAACATACCAAACTCCTCATAGGTATCATCTGGCGTGACAGCGCTCGCATAGAAAAAGCGAAACTCAGCGGACAGTCCAGACCGACTGACAGCTCCGACTTGAGCCCGGACCAGACCATTACCGAGATCAGTATCAGCCGCTGTCGCTAGAGTGTCATCATCTCCGATATCAGCAAACCGGATATTTCCAGTATGAGTATTATTTGAGATCAGTCGATCTAAGAAAATAGAGATCCCCCGACCGTTATTACCCATCACTCGATTAGGCATAAACTCGGACTCAGCAATGATGATACCGTTTTTAGACTTGATCCATTTGACTTCTCCCTGGAGACCGAAACTGTCTGAGACTTTAGTTAACATAAATACAGTATAGCATTATCCGTACGTCGCAAAATTGTACCTTGCTGGATTGCCGGCACTGACTGGAGCGTATCGATACGGAGCTGAGCTGACAGTGATCTCGACGAT